CTGAGCAGCTGCAGACTGACAGCCTGTCTGGCGGTGGTATCGATGATTTCCAGATTGAATACGTCTCGCCGCTGGCGAAGGCGCAGCGGTCTGGCGATGTCCAGGGCGCCCTGCAGATGGTCGAGTTCCTGATGCCGCTCATGCAGATCGATCCCAGCGTCATCGATTACCTCGATATGGATGGCCTCGCGCAGCACATTATCAAAGTGACCGGTACACCGGCTGTAGTCGTCCGCGGCGACGCCGAGGTCGAAGCCATACGCGAGCAGAAAGCCGAAGCAGCTGCTCAGCAGGAACAGATGCAGATGATGCAGCAAGCGGCAACGTCTGCCGGTGAAGCTGCACCGGCGCTACGTGCTGTCGGGGATCCTGAATTGGATGTCCAGCAGGCTGAAGAACTTATAGGCATGGGTGCCTGATGACGCCTGACGATCTGCGCGCGACATACAAGGCAGTGTTCGGCCAAGAAGACGGCCAGGCGTTGCTGAACGATATAGAACGCCGCTTTGGCTTGTGGCGAACGAGCTACGTGCCGGACTCAAACGAGACCGCATTTAGAGAAGGGCAGCGTGATGTTGTGCTGTTCATACATTCAATGTTGAAGGATCAACAACAACCAGAGGAGTAAACACACATGTCCGAAGAGCAGGTAGCGGAGGTCGCGGAAGCGGAAACCCCGTCTGGAGGAGAGGACTGGAGATCGATGATCTCTGAAGATTTACGCGGTGATACATCGTTGCAGCACATTGGCTCGATCGATGCGATGGCGAAGTCTTACATCAACGCACAGAAAATGGTGGGCGCGGACAAGGTTGCCATACCAGGTTCGTGGGCAACCGAAGAGGACTGGGCTGGAGTTTATAACAAGCTGGGCAGACCCGACACGCCAGACGCATACGAGTTGGAGCTGGGCGAGGACGCCGGTGACTTTAACGACTGGTATCGCCAGACCGCGCATGAAGTTGGTTTAAATAACCGCCAGGCGGCAGCGCTAGCCGAGAAGTACTCCGAGTTTGCGCAGGCAAATCTTGCGCCGCAGGAAATGTCTGAGGCTGATCAAGCGGTACACGAAGAGCAGATTAAAGGGCAGCTGCGCGAGGAGCTGGGCAACAACTGGGAAGACCGGCTGGGCTTGGCAAACGATTTGATGAAGGAGCTAGATGCTCCAGCGTTGTCTGAGATTACGCTGAGCGATGGCACGTTGCTGGGTGACAACCCGGACATGATCAAGTTCTTTGTAAGCGTGGCAGAAACAGTTGCGGAAGCAACCGGCGAAGATGGATTTGCCGGTCGCGACAGTCGGCCCAGTGTCAGCGACACCGAGCTGCAAGACCGCATATCGGAATTAACAATTGCGAATGGCCCGTATTGGGTCAAAGAGCATCCAGACCATGACCGCATTGTTGAAGAGGTGCTGGGCCTGAGAGAGGTGCTGCATGGAGAATGATGAATTACGCTTAGAATGCCTGCGCCTTGCCGTACAGTTTGGCAGCGCGCGCACGATAAACGACCCTGTCGATCTCGCTGAGAGATACGCCAGTTTCGTGAAACCCGCGGATAAGTCGAAGCCGTCCCCGCGGCGCAAGCCTGTGAGCAAGGCGGAGTAGTTGGCCTAACCGACAGTGAGCCAGGCGCGAGCCTGATAACCCACGCATACATTCAACCACAACTGTAGGAGCATGAGTTATGTCAACTCAGGTAAATACGGCGTTTGTGAACCAATTCAGTTCCAACGTCGCTATGCTTTCGCAGCAGATGGGAAGTCTGTTGCGAGGTGCCGTGGACACCGAAAGTGTCACCGGCGAAAAAGCCTTCTTCGACCAGGTCGGGGAAGCAGCCGCAGTAGCGCGGTCATCGAGGCACTCTATTTAGTTGGAGCGTTGGCTGGTAACAGCCAAATGAAAACCCTGTGAATTGCTGGGACACCCTAACGTGAAGCCGAGGGCAATCAGCAGCCAAGCTCGAAAGAGAAGGTTCAACGACTATCGCGCAAGCGAGTAGGGCCAAGCGGCCCGAAGCGCAGGGCATTCTACGGGATGATGATATAGTCTCAGCCGGCAAGAGTTTGTCGGGAGCTGCTAGACAGCCGGTAAGAGTGTAGCGTCTCTTATTGAAGATTCTGGATACACCCCTCGTTGAAACACCGCACTCTCGGAGAATGGTTAGCCTAACCACTTACGAATGGGCCGACCTCAATGGGGTCGTAACTGGGTGAACTGCTGGAAAGCTAAGTCCGCAAGGATATGCCAATCAGCAGCCAAGCTCGAAAGAGAAGGTTCAGAGACTATCCGCAAGGAGTACACCCCAAGCGGGGTGGAAGCGCCCAGCCCTCACAGAGGGAAGATATAGTCCGATCCTGCGGGAAACCGCAGGCAGCGAAAGCGGGTCAGAGTTAGCGCCTCTGATTGAACTGTTACATTGACGATGCTGACAAGGTTCGTATGTTGATCGACCCGACGTCTTCGTATGCCCGTGCGGCTGCGGCGGCGATTGGTCGTGCGATGGACGACACCATCATCAGCGCACTTGGTGGAACCGCGAAGACCGGCAAGGAAGGAACGACCTCTACGTCGTTCCCTTCAACCCAGAAAATCGCGCATGGTTCTGCTGGCCTAACGGTTGCCAAGCTGGTATCCGCGAAAAAGCTGCTCGACGCCCAAAGCGTCGATCCATCTATTCCGCGTTATATCGTTGTCAGCCCTGAGCAGATTGAAGACCTGCTCAACACGACCAGCGTCACTTCTTCGGATTTCAACACCGTCAAGGCGTTGGTCCAAGGTGACATCGACACGTTTGTCGGTTTCAAGTTCATTACTTCTAATCGTCTGTCAGACGATGGCACTTCTCGCCTTTGCTACGCATGGGCGCAGGACGGCTGCAAGCTGGCAGTCGGCAAAGATGTGATGGCTCGGATCGATGAGCGCAGCGACAAGTCTTATTCCACGCAGGTTTACTACTGCGCGACCTTCGGTTCGACCCGAATGGAAGAAGACAAAGTCGTTGAAATTGCGTGCAACGAGTAAGGGGAGGAGATAGTCATGGGTACTAAAAACTCCGATATCGTTGCAGCGTTTGAGGCAAGCCCTCCGACGTTGAGCGCAAGCCAGGACCTACATGGCGTAGTGCGTGTAGCCGCTGGCACCATCGAACTTGCAGCAGGGGACAGTGATAACGACGACGTTGTCATGCTTGCCCAAATTCCTGCCCACGCGAACATCACCCAGCTCTTTATTGGGTCTGATACGCTTGGCGGAAGCTGCACGTTCAACGTAGGCATCTACACCACGGCTGGCGTTGTTAAAGACGAAGACGTCTTTGCTTCTGCGGTAGCCGATGCTGCTGGTATGGCCGACGTTCGCTTTGAAGCCGCGAACATCGACACCGCTGGCAAACGGGTGTGGGAACTTGCTGGGGATTCAGTCAATCCCGGCGGTTACTTCTACATCGCAGCGACGATGGCTGCGGCTGGCGGAACGGCGGGAACGATGTCGTTCCTGATTCATTACGTCCTCGACTAATTGGGTGGGGGGGCTTCGGCTCCCCCTCTCTTTTTTGAGGATTCAAAATGGCATCAGACGTAGACATTTGTAACTCCGCGCTGAACATGATCGGGGCGTCTAATATCATTTCGCTGACCGAAGACAGTAAAGCGGCGCGCGTTTGCAATCAGCGCTACGAATTTGTCCGCGATGCCGTGTTTCGCGCTCACCCCTGGAACCCGTTGATCCGCCGCATCGAGCTGGCGGCTGACGAAGAGACACCGGCGTTTGAGTTTGAAAAATTTCACACACTGCCTTCTGACCCGTATTGCCTGCGCGTGCTGCGACCGGAAGATCCAGACACAGTGTTCAGAGTAGAAGGCCGCAAGATCGCGTCCAGCACTACGCCATTCAAAATGATTTATGTGGCGCGGATAACTGACCCCAACGAATACGACACACTACTTATCGAGACTATTGCTGCGCGCCTGGCAGCTGACATCAGCTATGCCTTGGTGAACAGCGCTTCGCTCTCGCAGTCGATGCTGGGTGTTTATGAAAGCAAGCTAAGCGAAGCGCGCTTTGTTGATGCAACGGAGGGTACGCCTGACAATATTCTCAACATCGATCGCGCGAGCTATAGCGAAAGCGACATTCTAATCTCTTCGAGATTTTAATGGTCAAGTTCACGAAGGCGTTTACGAATTTTACGGCGGGGGAGATCACCCCAAAGCTGTTGGGTCGTACCGACATCGCAAAGTACGAAAATGGTGCGGAGACTGTTGAGAACTTTTTAGTCGAACCGCACGGTGGTTTGACGCGCCGCCCAGGCACGCGGTTTGTCGCAGAAGTCAAAACCAGCGCTAACCAGGTGCGGTTGATACCGTTCGAGTTCAACGTCGAACAGGCGTCTGTGCTTGAGTTTGGACCGTCCTACTTTCGTATCTACAAAGACGGCGGTCAGGTGACATCGAGCGGCTCTGCTGTTGAAGTGGCGACCCCTTATGCAGCAGCCGATTTGACTAGCCTCAAGTTCGCGCAATCAGCTGACGTAATGTACGTGGTTTCGCCAAACCACAACGTGCGAAAGATTACACGCACCAGTCATACCGCCTGGACGATTACCGAGGTTAATCTGGCACGCGGCCCGTTTCTCGATCAAAACATAACGACCACCGCCCTTACCTCAAGCGCGCGCACTGGCAGCGGCAATATAACGGCATCAGCTGATACTTTTGTCAGCACCGATGTGGGACGGCTCGTCAAAATCAACGAAGGGTTTGTAAAGCTCACAGGTTTTACAAACGCAACCACCGTAGCAGGAACGGTACAGACATTAGAGGACGGTCGATCGGAGCTGCTACCCAGCTATACAGCCTCAACGATTAGTTTTCACGAAGGAGATCCTGACTCTACTGGCCTGGAGCATAACGATCGTATCCAGGACACCGCATTTGCTTTTATCGATCAGGGTTTTGAGGTTGGTCAAACAATCGTCGTCAGCGGTACATCGAGCAACAATTCGACAGCGGGCTACAAAATTGTCGAGGTATCTGACAGCACGCTGATTTTAACACCTGGTAACGATCTAGCGGCCGAAAGCGCCGGGTCGAGCTTTACGGTGGAAGGCAAACTGGAAGCCGACGACAATTGGGCATTAGGGGCGTTTTCAGAGACAACCGGCTACCCCCGCGCGGTGGCATTTTATGAGCAACGCCTGGTATTCGCTGGAACAAGTGAACAGCCGCAGACGCTGTTTTTTTCGCAATCTGGTGATTTTGAAAACTTTGAGGCAGACGTCGAAGACGATGACGCGATGGTCTACACGATCGGGTCAAATGAGGTAAACGTCATCCGCTTCCTATCGTCTACGCGCAACCTAATTGTAGGCACATCAGGCGGCGAGTTTGTGGTGCGAGCGAGCGGCACAGATGAACCGATCACGCCGACGCAAATCCAAATTAAACAGCAAACAAATCACGGTTCAGCTGATCACGTACCAGCACAGGTTGGTAACACGGTGCTGTTCCTACAGCGCGCCAAACGCAAACTGCGCGAGCTGCAATTTAACTTTGATGTCGATGGGTACGTGGCGACCGATCTGACGATCATCAACGAGCATATTACCAAGGGCGGACTGACAGAGCTGGCGCATCAGCAGGAGCCGCATGGTATCCTGTGGGGCGTGCGTGCTGACGGCCAGCTGGTATGCATGACGTACAAACGGGAAGAACAGGTCGTTGCCTGGTCGCGTCAGGTGCTTGGCGGTGCGTTTGGCACTGGCGACGCAGTTGTAGAAAGCGTCGCGATTATTCCAGGAGACCTAGACGAGGACCAAGTGTGGGTCGCTGTAAAGCGGACAGTAAATGGTGCGACGAAAAGATATGTCGAGTTCATCCGGGACTTTGAGTTCGGCACAGATGTGAGCGACGCCATATTTGTAGACAGCTCGCTGACCTTCACAGGTGTGACTAGCACGTTAGCCGGGGCTGAGGCAGCTGATCAAACGACGATTACCCTGGCTGACGCTTCGTCGTTTTCAAGCGCGGGTGCCATAAAGATCGGGTCCGAGGTTATTACGTACACCGGCAAAAGTTCTAACGATTTAACAGGCTGCACGCGGGGCGTAGTTGGCGCAGCTGCAGCACACGCATCCGGCGCAACCGTCACGCAGGCTGCGATATCGCTATCTGGTCTAAGTCACTTGGAGGGACAAACGGTCAGCATATTGGGCGACGGTGCGACGCATCCTAATAAAACAGTGTCTTCGGGTGCGGTGACGTTGGATCGTTATGTCACCAAGGCGCACGCCGGTCTGTCCTATAACTCAACGCTCAAAACATTGCGGGTCGAAGGCGGCAGTCAGCAGGGTACTGCCCAGGGCAAGATTAAACGCATAAATGAGATTGTGGTGCGCCTGCTTAACACGGTCGGGCTGCAGGTAGGCAAGGACGTGTCCAATCTTGATATCGTTCCGTTTCGATCGTCTGCCGATAAAATGGATGAGCCGATCGCGCTGTTTACGGGCGGCAAAGAAATTGAGTTTGACGGCGAGTTCGACAGTGATGGGCAGCTAGTAGTGCGACAGGATCAGCCACTGCCGATGACTGTTCTCGCTGTCTACGCAACGCTTCATACTTTTGATCAGTGAAGGTTATCCCGTTTGACCCAGCGCACGCTGTTGAGCTGGCAAATGGCCCGTTAAAGATCGAGACAGAACGACCAAGCACAGATTTGGCAGCGCACTACGAGCTGGCAGCAAGCAACGGGCTGTCGTTCTCCGCAGTCGATAACGGTTGGCTAATCGCTGCAGCTGGATTGATGCCGTTATGGCCTGGCGTTGCGGAAGCCTGGTTGCTGGCAAGTGATCGCGTCGATCGGCACCCGGTCACTATTGGCCGGCTGGTGCGCCAGGGTTTGTTTGAGAAAATTGAAACGGAGCAGCTGCATCGCGTGCAGGCTGTTATGCGGAGTGATCAGCCGATGCTTATACGCTGGGCACGGTTTCTCGGCATGAAACACGAAGGACAAATGCTCGCATACGATCAGCGCCGAGTTGATTACGACAGATGGGCATGGACTAGGAAGGATGACGAATGGGCTTAGAGACAGCTTTATTGGTTGGCAGCGTTGCGGCCTCTGTTGGCGGCAGCGTGATGCAGGCGGGGGGCGCAAAAGCGGCTGGCAAGGCTGCTCGTACTACTTCTGAGTACAATGCGTCGATCAGCGAGCGCAACGCGAAAGTCGCGGAAAACGAGGCTCGTTATCGTAAACAGCGCGGTGATTATGAGGTCGCGCAATTCTCTAAAGACTTTCGCGCAATGC